TAAATAAAAGTCGGCCAGCCATTCTCCATTAGGTAGCTTCTTTATTGACATCTATTTGCCTGCCAGAGTTTTGCGATAATTACTGATGCTGTTTGCAGCGATAGCAATACATACCAGCAAGAAAACATATGAAATCCAGATTGGGGCTAGAAAGCTGAACAGCATAATGGTTCCAAGAACGGCTCCACAAAGGCATAGGAAAAAGAAAGCTTTGAAACCTTTTGTATGTTCGACTTTAGAATTATAATGCGCAGCCAAACAGCCGCATAAAGTTGCTAACGGAAATAAAAACAAATAAACCATACAGCACCTATATAGATTTTTTTATGGTGAGTGCAACGATGCCAATCGGTGTTACGTCGCTCGCAGAACATTCGAATGCTGAAATATCACTAGATACTTTAATACGGTTTCCGGGTAATCTTGATACGGTATAAATATCTTTATTACCATCAATATCAAGCAACCAGTCACCATTACCAATTGTTTTAACGTCTTCTTCAATTAGATAGGAAGAGGTGCCTTTTTCAAGATAAAACGGTTTAATTAACTTAAGTCCGAAAAGGCTAACATCCAAATTAACAAAGCCCAATTCATCAAGCACACCACCCGACAGCCTTCTTTTTGGAAGCGAGAACTCATTTGAATCAGGAGTATTTTTATTTTTTTTCGAGTTATCGTCTAAGCCGGTAGCAAGCCAAGAAAGTGAAACGCCCGTATCAAGAGCGCAAGTAATTACCACATCACCAGGAAAGTATTCTCTGCGCACCCAAGCGCTCATGGTTGCGGACGGTATATCTAGCAGCTCACCAAGTTGCTTTTGCATGGTGAAGCCATAAGCATGCAAAACGCGCTGGAGTACAGTCTTTCCTCCACTTGCCAGCATATGTTCGTGCAGCTTCTTCCCTGATAAGCGTGGGTGCCTCTCACCATCTGAACTTACATTTGCAAGCTCACCATCCATTAACCATCTAATGTCAGCTCCTGTATCCAGGGAGCACTGGATGATGTAATCGCCTGGCAGGCTTTGCCGAGATACCCAATTCTGGATTGTAGGTAAAGGAATTTTCAGGAGTTCAGCTAGCTCAGGCCGTGAGCTAACACCATAAGATCTAAGGATTCGTTCTAGTATGGCCTTCGTATCTTTGTTGGAATCGCTCATAAGCCCTTCAAATAATCCTTTATGATCACTTTACATATATCCATTTGGATCATATTATCCATTTCGTTAGTTTGGATGCACGCCAATGCACCAGAATCACCACAAACGGAGATAATCCCTCATGACCCCTCAAATTACAATACCAAGCGGCCCCGATCTGATGACCTATGAACAGTTTGCGCAGGCCTATGGTTACAGCCTTCGCACCGTAAAACAGATGGTTGCTGATGGCGACCTCCTTGTTATGCCACGTAAAAAAGACGGTGGCGCTGCCCGAATCAACATGGTTGCCTTCCGCGCGCGTTTGCTCGCTCAAGGTGTCAATTGCAGATACGTTGCTGCGTAACAACTTAATTATTTAAGTTGAGCAAAGGAATGACCATGTTTGATTTTAAGACTTCCACCCATAACGAATATGACGACGCCTGCCGCAAGTTTGCGCTCACGCACAACATGGCAGAACTGGCGCAGCGGGCAGGTATGAAAGTGCAGACCCTGCGCAACAAGCTGAACCCTGAGCAGGTGCATCAGCTGACCGTGCCGGAAGTGCTGTTGCTTACCGATCTGACCGAAGACGCCACGCTGATGGACGGCATGCTGGCGCAGCTGCAGTGTTTGCCGTGCGTGCCGGTTAACGAGCTGGCAAAAGAGAAGTTTCCGACGTATGTGCTGAAGGCAACCGCCGAAGTCGGGCATATGGCCGCTAACGCCGCGAACCCGGAGCGTATTACGGCAACCTGCCGCCGCGGCATTTTGGAAGCTGCCAATACCGGGATTCGCTGCATGATGCTGGCCGCGCTGGCCGTGCAGAACCGCGTTCACTCTAACCCGACCTTAGCCTCAACCGTTGACGCTATCAGCGGGCTGGGTGCTTCGATTGGCATCAGTTGAGGGCGCACGATGATTTCATTTGCTGCACGCCTCAAGCGCCAGAGTCCGTCAATGTCATACGGGCATGGCTGGATCATGGGCGAGAACGGTCAGCGCTGGCATCCGGTACTTAGCCAGCAGGTACAGGTAAAAGAGCAAAGAGGTAAAACATGGCTATCGAAGGCGATTCAATGCTGGTCGAGCTTACTGCCGGCCAACGGGTTTCGGCGCTGAATCACGTTGCCTTAATCCGCGCGCAGCTGATGGGCGGCAACTGTGAAAAAGATATGACCCGTTTTTTCTCTGAAATGCGCGATGTGACAGACAGTAATTATCAGGACAACAAACGCGCACTGAGCGCGATTCTCTTCCTGGCAAACATCGGTAAAGACAGGCACGAGGCTGAATTTAATGAACTGACTACTGATGAAAGAGCGGCGCTTATTCGTGCAATGAATCATCTAAAAGCAGTCGTGAGTTTATTTCCGAAACGAATGGCTCTGCCTAATTAAATAACCCCAAGCAAATAAATGGCGTAAACCCGCCGGGCATTCTTTTGCCCAAATTCTGGAGAAAGTGAAATGCGAAATATCGAGAAATTTAATTTTGACGCTGATACCGAGGCGCTGGCTGCAGTCATCACCAAGGCGCGCCTTGAAGAACGCAAAGACCGCGCGCTGGCTGTGTCAGAGCGCCTTGTTGAGCTGGCCGTGCATGTACATCAGCAGGGGCTTTCTGCTGTCGAGGCTGCCGACCTGATCCGCCGCGAGGCAGAGCGTTATCAGAGCGAATCGCAGGAGCTGCACTAATGGCCGACTCTATCGACATGGCGCAGCAGCGCGCCGATGAGCTGCTGGCGCGCAACATCGCCAGCGTGGTTAACCGCCCGGTCAGCGTGGCGGCTTCATTCTGTGAAGACTGCGACGCGCCGATCCCAGAACAGCGCCGCCGCGCCGTGCGTGGCGTGACTCGCTGCGTCAGCTGTCAGGACATGGCCGAACGGTACGCGAAAGTTTCAAAAGGCGGTGCGGTATGAGCGCGATCCTGAAATGGGCGGGCAGCAAGACCCGCGTAATGCCGGAGCTGCTGGCACACCTGCCAGCAGGCGATCGCCTGGTCGAACCCTTCGCCGGTTCCTGCGCGGTGATGATGAACACCGATTACCCTTCCTATCTGGTTGCGGATATTAACCCCGACCTGATCAACCTGTACCGCCAGATAAAGGAGCACGCCCGCCCCTTTATCGTTGTTGCGTCCAGCCTGTTCAATCAGAACACCACAGGCGAAAGTTATTATTCTGTCCGTGAGACGTTCAACCATAACCCCGCGCTACCCCTGCTGGAGCGCGCCGCGCACTTCCTGTACCTGAACCGCCACGGCTATCGCGGCATGTGCCGTTACAACCGTAGCGGTGAATTTAATATCCCTTTTGGTCACTACAAAAAACCCTATTTTCCACTGGCTGAGATTGAAGCATTCGCGGAGAAGGCGCAGCGCGCGACGTTTATCTGCGCTGACTTCCGCGAGACGCTGCCACTCGCTAAAGCCGGGGATGTGGTGTACTGCGATCCGCCGTATGACGGGACGTTTTCGGACTATCACTCGGCGGGCTTTGACAAGGATGAGCATCACGATCTGGTCAGCATGCTGATGGGAGTCTCTGAGCGCTGCCCTGTTGTCATTTCAAACAGCGATACCCTCTATACCCGCAGCATCCTGCGTGCGTTCGACATCACCAAAATCAGCGTAGCTCGCTCGGTAGGCGTTGCCGCCGGTGAGGGCAAGCGCGCCTCGGAAATCATCGCCGTGCGCCGTCCACAGGAGGGCGCAGTATTTGTCGGCGTTGATCCGGCGGCAGGCGCTGGCTGGTCTGCGGAAGTGCAGGCGGTTCAATGATTCAGGAATACGCTTACCCGTGGAATGCTCCACGGGAAGCCATCGCCAGCCCGTATCCCACCTATGAGGAAATGCGCAGCCGCAGTCAGATGATTGCGGCTTTGGCGCGTGCGCAGGAATTGCTGGAAAAGCAGCCGACGCTGATCCAGCTCGACGTTAAACGCCGCGTCAGCGAGCTTGAAAAGACCCAGGGCATTGCCCGTGCCAATGCGTACTTAGCAAAAACCTTTGTTGAGCGCACATTGCCACGCGTCGAATGCGTCAGTGAACAGTACCGCCTCGGTGTAATGAGCAGCGGCACGTTTAACCTGCTGGCAGGCAACGCCGCTCAACAGGCTGGCGCGGCCAGCGCGGCCGGCACGCTGTGGGAGCTGATGCGCCGCTTCAACCGCCTGCCCGACATGGCGCGCGCCGACGTCGATCTGCTGGCCGGGGATGTGGCTAATTTCATCCTCGCCGAGCTGGTACAGGCGCACGCGCAGGCCAGCGATGAGTCAGATTACCGGTACACGCACCGCGTTTACATGACCGCCGCCACTATTACCCGCGAGTTGTGCCAGACGCCGCCGCTGTGGGAAAAGGTCACATCCCGCCTGTTCGACCCGGAAGAAGTGACCCCGGCGATCATGCGTATGCAGACCGAAAAGTGGTGGAAGGGCCGCCTGCGCCGCGTCGCCGCGTCATGGCGTGAGCACCTGCAGATTGCCCTGGCTAACGTCAGCAAAAAGCATACCCCCTACGCCAGCAGCATGACCGTCTCAGAGTGGCGCGAACAGAAACGCCGCACCCGTGAGTTCCTCAAGGGCATGGAGCTGGAAGACGAGGAAGGCAACCGCATCAGCCTGATTGAAAAGTACGACGGCAGCGTGGCCAATCCGGCGATCCGCCGCTGCGAGCTGATGACCCGCATTCGCGGCTTCGAAAACATCTGCAACGAAATGGGCTTTATCGGCGAGTTCTACACGCTGACCGCCCCGGCGCGTTATCACGCCACAATCAAAACCGGCCATCGCAACCGCAAATGGAACGGCGCCAGCCCGGCAGACACTCAGCACTATCTCTGTAGCGTCTGGCAAAAAATTCGCGCCAAGCTGCACCGCGAGGAAATCCGCATCTTCGGGATCCGCGTTGCCGAGCCTCATCACGACGCAACCCCGCACTGGCACATGCTGATGTTTATGCGTCCCGAACAGGTTGAGCGCGTGCGCGAGATTATGCGCGACTACGCCTGGCAGGAAGACAGCAGCGAGCTGACGACCGACAAGGCCCGCAAGGCCCGCTTTCACGCGGAGGCTATCGACCCGGAGAAGGGCAGCGCGACGGGCTACGTTGCTAAGTACATTTCCAAGAATATCGACGGCTACGCGCTGGACGGCGAGACGGACGACGAAAGCGGCAAAGACCTGAAGGAAACCGCCTCGGCCGTTTCCGCCTGGGCGGCCCGCTGGCACATCCGGCAATTCCAGTTTGTGGGCGGCGCGCCGGTGACGGTTTACCGCGAGCTGCGCCGCCTGGCTGACAGCGACACCGCGCACGGCCTCAGCGTTGAGTTTGCAGCCGCACATGACGCTGCCGACGCGGGAGACTGGGCAGGATACGTTAACGCGCAGGGCGGCCCGTTTGTGCGCCGCGACGAGCTGGCCGTGCGCACCTGGTATCAGGCCAGCGAAGACGTGAACGAGTACGGTGAGGAAACCGTGCGCATCAAGGGCGTTTACGCAACTGAAGTTGGCGAAGACACGCCGATCCTCACCCGTCTGGCGCAGTGGAAGATTGTCCCGAAACGTGCCGTTAATTTGGGTTTTGAATTTAAGGACGCGTCCGCGTCCTCTCGGAGTTCTGTCAATAACTGTACGGGAGGTTTGAGATCTGAGGATTCGAACCCGCCGGAAAGTTTCGACAATATCGACCTGGACGGCATGAGCAGGCGTGAAAGACGACAGCTGCTGAGCCGGATCAGGGCGCAGGAGCCAGAAAAGCGGCACCTGCAGCTGAGGCGGTCGGACAAAATCGAGGCCGCGTGCGATAACGTGATAGGCCAGGTGAAGGATTTATGCGGTGAAACCATCAGCCGCGGGCTCGCCGTGCGTCTGATTGGCGGCACGCAGACCAAGATCGCCGGCCGCCTGTTCCGCAGCTCGGCTTATGGCGAACTGTTCCGCCCAATAATAGAGCCAAAAAAGCCAAGCGCATTGGAACGCTTCAACCGTCTGGCGCAGATTTCACGAGCAAAAAACAATCAATAATGGGCTAAAGTTAATGATTAGCGGGCTACTGATAGCCTGAATATTATGTGTTGAGCTCATCCGCGCATAGCTTGAGCAGAAAAGGAAAGTTGTTGCGTATCAGCCAGATAAAAAAAATCTGTCTCAGACATTTTTCTTTCTCTACTTATAAATGCTGTGATACTGTATAAATACACAGTAAAATTTGGGGAGGGAAAATGACGGCTCAGGAATCAAGCCAGATGCATAAAAAAATGGCGTGCATGCAGTTTATTGCGGAGGTTTCGCTGATTGCTAACTGCAAGCCGTCTGACCTGAAACTGGCACTCACCATTATTGCCGAGTTGGCAAACTCAGAAACTCGTCAGGATGCTGATGAGGAAATCTTCTACGCTGCTGAATAAGGAGATTGCGATGCGAATTGAAATCATGCTCGATAAAAACCACAAAATAAGCCAGCCAGTCCTTGAGGCTTTCCATACCGAAGTTAACAGACGCGTAGTAGCGCTGTTTCCTGATGCTGTGGTGCAAGTTCGTCAGGGTAGCCACACCAGAATAGAAATGCCCGGCCTCGAAATTGACGAGGACAGGCGACGAGTCAATGATCTGCTCCAGAACGTCTGGGAAGATGACAGCTGGTTGCACTGATAACCGTGCAGACGTCAAAAGCTCGATTTTGACGGCGGCAGGGTTGAACAACGAGCGCGCGAGGCGTTAGCCATTCGGTTCATGTCCTCATTGGCATATCGACAGCAAAGCTCACCCTGCCCTATTCAGTATCCTGATTAATGAACTAAAAAAAACTCTTGGGCTCTTAAGGTATGTGAGCCTCAACTTTTTTTTTGTTTGGCCGATTGTACTTACGAATCGCATTGATAGGTGTGCGCCAGAAGGCGGACACTATATCTTGTGTGAGAGTCCTAAAATCTGTCTTGTAATCGTAAAAATGGTTGATTTTCGGCTACCTTTAGATGACTAATGAGGCATTGGTTTTATTGCATCTCACACAAAGGCAGAAAAATCTCATTGTCACTTTGACGAGATTAGTTTGCTGGATGTAAACTCGGCCCCCAAAATCATAACCGCGGCTGATTGATAATGGGGAAAACAAAAGGACGTAGTCCTAGGCCGGCTCCTGTGACCGTTGCTCAGGCAGTCCGAGATGTTCTAATAAAGGCCATGACCACAGGCCAGTTAGTGCCTATCACGATCAGTATCGTGTTGATGATTGCCGCATGGCGTATGCCATCGGAAGAAGTTGGAAAACTAGCCAATCGGATTTTGGATGGTTTAGTTGATCACTCTCTTATCGGGTACATTTTGGCAGTGATACTTGTACTTGCATGGGCTTGGCATGCTGCAGTGATGAGACGCTGTTTTAGCACTGAAGCCCGTAGAATTGGAAACGAAAAAACGCAGCATCAGCAAGCGCGGACTACAATTCCATTAGGTACCAGCGATAAGTAGTAAACAAAGGAGAATCTATGCTGACAGTGCTTTTCTATGTGCTGTTATGTATGGCAGCAGCACATTTTATATACGAACGTATCCTTTTGCCGTCGCTCAGACTGCATTATCGCAATAAGTTATTTGAGTTAAGGGATGAGGTACGAAACCAGATAATCGCAAATCATTCTGAGGATAACACCCAGGCAGCGCAGTTGGTTCATGAAGCGCTTAACAATGCTATTAACCGTTTACATTTGATGACTATCACCAATCGCGTAAGGGCAAAGCGTCGTTTAGCTACAAACCCTGACATTCAAGCGAAAATTAATCGAGAAATCGATTTGTTTCATCGTTGCGACAATGAGGTTATCAATAAAAGCATTATGCAGTCTGCGGAAATATTGGAAAAAGTGTATGTAGTCAATAACTTAATGTTGATTGCTTATACCTTCCCGATTTATCTGGCTATAGCTACTGTTGCGAAGGTTGTTAAGGCTGCAAACTCCTTACTAACTCTCGTAACCGACAGGCAGAGCTTAGAACAAGCTGTCATGTTACTGCCTGATCGACAAGTTGCTAGACTTGTTGAAGCAGATAACTTTGCTTATGCATAACAAAGAACCGCCGCAAGGCGGTTTTTTGTTATGTGCATGTCTATGCTGCATGAATTCGCATGATCCCGAAAGGATCGTTTATGCCTAGGCCCGCCAGTAATGGCGGGCTTTTGCTTATGTCATGCACCTGCATGAAAACCACTACGTAAAGCGGGCAGGCGTGGCGGGGGTACGAGCGCGCGCTGCGGGGTGCAGATGGTCAAAATCCGGCGCAATTTACGGGCCGCTGGCGCGTCGGCGACGTGGGACTGAGGCGAAAGGCGCAAAAAAAGAGCGCCCCGCAGGATGCTGCTGAGGCGCTCTGGTGAGGGGTGGCAATGAAACGTCAGGCGGGGCGGCTTTCGTCGGCCAGGTCGAGACTATAAGGCGTGAATCTGATCACCTCTTCACCCAGCCAGGCGTTCAGCTCTTCAAAGCGTTTTTGCAGCGGCATCAGTTCATTGCGCACGAACACGCGGCTGGCCTTCTCCACGTCACCGAACCCGCCAGTGTTGTTCGGGATAATGCCCATCATCTGCGGCGGCACCCGGTGCGCGGCCAGCATGTCATCCCGGCTCACGTTCTTGATGTTCAGAAACTCATCCTTTGCCGCTACCTCTGACAGCGGGATGATCTGAATGCCGTCCTTTTTCCCGCTCGGCGAATACATGAACAGGTTGCGGAAGTTGCCAGGGCCCTTCGCGCTTTTCATCGCCTGGCGCATGGCGTCCACATCTTCCTGATTCTGAGACGGGTCCGTAACGTACATGATGTAACCCGCATGGCTGCCGTTAAGGTAATACTTGCGACGGAACAGCGTCGCCGACTCGTTCAGCAGCGTAGACGGGATGGCCGAAAGATATTCCGGCAGGCCGTAAACTTCCTGATTCAGATCCGGCTCCATCAGGTGGAACACGTTGCCCGGCGTGAACTGGTAAGGCTGCGTGCTGAGTCCGTACTGCACAAACCAGTAGGTGTCGAGATCGGTTCCGCGCCGCGTAAACTTCGCCAGGGCAGGCTCCAGCCCAATCACCCCGCCGAGGCGGTTGGTACGCTTCTCCAGATACGTATTGCCGAACACCAGATAGTCCTGCACAAACCGGCTGAAGGCCTGCTGACTCAGCAGCTTATGCGGGATAAACGAGCTGGTCAGGATGTTGCGCTTCACGTTGAGCGGCGAGCTGTGATGCACGGCCGCGCGGAACGTGCGCGCCAGCCCGTCAAAGCTGACCGGCGGTTCATACCAGCGATCGTTAATGACGCACTCCACGTAGTCGAGCAGCTCGCGGCGGTCCAGTACCGGCACCGGGTCGCCGAAGGTAAAAGCCTCTGCCGCCGCGCCTCCGGTCATCTGCTGCTGCACGGGCTGGGTGCGCGTGCGGTTCCTGCGTTTGCTCATCAGTAAATCTCCATAATGTTGCGGCTGTGGGCGGCTTCGCCCTGCAGCGGTTCGTTTGCCAGCGCGTGCATCGTCGCCCAGGCGAGATCGGCGTGGCTTGCCTCTTCGCTGCGACTGGCTTCGTAGGTCGGGCGGTTGCCGCTGGCCGTGGTGGCGCGACGGATGGCCATGAATGACTGCGCGATGTCGAGGTGCCCGGCGTCGAACTCCATACGTCCGCTGCTGATGATGTCGTACGCCTTCAGCACCAGGGCGTTTTTCACGTTCGGGTTGTAGACAAATTCTTTCACCGCCGGGAAAAACATTTTCACGTTTTCATAGACGCCGAGGCCGACGCCCGTGGAGTCGATGCCGATATAGGTGACGTTATATTGCTGGGTCAGCTTTTTGATGGACTCGGCCTGCGCGCGAAAGTCCATGCCCCGCCACTGGTGCCGCTCCAGAATGCGGAACTTACCGCCCGGCACGGCGGGCGGCGCGATAACCACGCATCCGGCGCTGTCGCCGTTCTGCGTCCCCTTCGCCGGGTCATAACCGATCCAGACCTCACGCCAGCCGAACGGGCGCAGCGCCAGCGCCTCGAAGTCGTTCCAGACTTCCCAGCTGTCTACCATGCACTTCTGCAGCAGCTGCAGCGGGAACACGGACGCCAGATCGTCCACGAACTCACACATCAGCAGGTTCTGGTATTCCGGCGGGCTGTACTCCAGGCGCAGCTGAGCGAGGTCGAACAGGTTACAACCGCCGCGCACGGCGTCCTCAACCGTGACAATCTGGCGAAACTGGCCGTCATCGCAGAAGCGGCCCGGTGACAGGTTGCCGTGGGTCAGGTCGATGTCCACGCGGTCCGCCTTAACGCGCCCACGGTTGAAGAGCGCGCCGGACCAGAACGGATAGGCGCTGTGGGTCAGGCTGGACGGGGTGGAAAAGTAGGTCTGCCGCCATTTCTTGTGCAGGGCCATGCCGGACGCCACCTTGCGCAGCTCCTGAAACTTCGGGATCCAGAAGTATTCATCCAGGTAGAGATTGCCGTGGTAGCTCTGCGCGGTGCGGGCGTTGGTGCCAAGGAAGTACAGGCATGCGCCGTTGCTGAGCGTCATCGGGTCGCCTTTCAGCTCTACATCCACCTCTTTGGCGAACTCCATGATGTACTGCTTGAAGACGTGCGCCTGCGCCTTGCTGGCTGAAAGAAAAATCTGGTTGCGCCCGGTGGTCAGGGCATCGATCAGCGCCTCGCGGGCAAAATAAAACGTCGCGCCGATCTGACGGGATTTAAGCACGTTGCGAATGCGGTGCTTGTTGCCCGCATCCCACCACTGGCGCTGGTAGCCAAACATCGAGCTGTGGAAAATTTCCTGCAGCTTCTCGATCTGTTCGTCGCTGAATACGTTTTTTTCCGGTGGCTTGCGGGGGCCGCTGTTTCGGTTTGCCACCTTCGGGTTAAGGTCCGCCTCGTTCCCGCCGTTGCTGAACTTGCCGATGCGGGCGTGGCGCTCGGACTGGCGCGCCAGCAGGTCAATTTCCTTGTAGTCCTTCCCTTCTTTCGTCTCCTTCATAACCAGCTGGCAGTAGCGCGCGGCGGTGGTGAGCTGCATCTGGTCAAGCGGGCCGTAGTCGTTCCACTTGTCGCGCTTCTTCCAGCTGTGAACGGTTGCGGGTTTCTCTCCCAGCATTTCAGCAATGCGGGCGATACGGTATCCCTGAAAGTACAGGAGCAAGGCCTGCCTGCGGGGATCGAGGTCTTCGGGGGCGAGTGTCGTTGTCATGGCCCCAAAATACGGCCCCGGCGGTCCCTTTTCCGCCGCCCCTCATTGTGTGGTTTTCCGCACAAAGGCCCCGCGTTGTTTCGATACCCCTCCCGCCGCAAACATAAGGCCTCACAGAGTTTTTCTAACCGGAGCCTGAACAATGGCAAAGAAAGCGAAGCGTTTCCGCATCGGGGTGGAAGGTGCCACCACGGACGGGCGCAACATCGAGCGCAGCTGGCTTGAGCAGATGGCGGCAAATTACGACCCGGCTGTGTATACCGCCGTCATCAACATGGAGCATATCAAGGGCTATACGCCTGACAGCCCGTTCCGTCGTTTCGGCGTAGTGGATGCGCTGGACACTGAAGAGGTCCAGGACGGGATGCTGAAGGGCAAGCTCGGCCTGTTCGCCACGATTACCCCTTCTGATGACCTGATCGATATGACCGGCAAAATGCAAAAGCTGTTTACCTCAATGGAAATCAGCCTGAAGTTTGCCGACACCGATGCGCCATATCTTATTGGCCTGGCTGTCACTGACGATCCGGCGAGCCTCGGCACCGAAATGCTGGCGTTCAGCGCGTCGGCGGAAAAGAACCCGCTGGCAAACCGCAAACAGCACCCGGACAACCTCTTTACCGCCGCCACCGAAACCGTGATCGAGCTGGAAGAGGTGCCGGAGGAAAAGCCCGCCCTGTTTACCCGCATCAGGGCGATGTTTGCCAAACAAAAGCAGACCGATGACGACCGTTTCAGCGACGTGCATCAGGCGGTCGAACTGATTGCCAGCGAGCAGCAGAACTATGGCACCCGCACCGACAGGGCGCTGGGCGAGCAGGCCGAGCGCCTGAGCCAGCTGGAAAGCAGCCTGCAGTCGCAGCTGGATGATCTGTCGGCGCAGAAGGAAGCCTTTAACGAACTCAAAGAGCAGCTGGAGCGCGCAGACAGCCGCCCCGACTACCGCCAGCGCGTACCGGGCGGCGATGCGCCGGCCGCTAACCTGACCAACTGCTAAGGAGCAGTACACCCCATGAAAAAACAGACCCGTTTTGCCTTTAACGCCTACCTGAGCCAGCTGGCGCGCATCTATTCCGTGGAGATTGCGGAGCTTTCCAGCAAGTTCAGCGTGGAGCCGTCCGTGGCGCAGACGCTGGAGGACACCATCCAGCAGAGCACCGCGTTTCTGACGCTGGTTAACGTTATCGCCGTATCTGAACAGTCCGGTCAGCTGCTGGGCCTCGGCGTCGGCAGCACCATCGCGGGCACCACCGATACCAGCTCTAAGGACCGCGAACCGACCGATCCAACGGCGATGACCGACACCGAGTACAAGTGCGAGCAGACCAACTTCGACACGGCCATTACCTACGCGAAGCTGGACATGTGGGCGAAGTTTCAGGACTTCCAGACCCGCATCCGCGACGCCATCGTGAAGCGCCAGGCGCTGGACCGCATCATGATCGGCTTTAACGGCGTGAAGCGCGCCAAAACCTCTAACCGCGCAGAGAACCCGCTGCTGCAGGACGTCAACAAAGGCTGGCTGCAGAAGCTGCGCGAAGACGCCCCGGACAACGTGATGGGCAGCACGACTAAAGACGGCGAAACCACCGCCGGATCGGTGAAGGTCGGCAAAGGTGGCGCATATCTCAACCTGGACGCGCTGGTCATGGATGCGGTTAACGAGCTTATCGATCCCATCTTCCAGGACGATGACGAAATGGTGGTTATCTGCGGGCGCGAGCTGCTGTCTGACAAGTATTTCCCGCTGGTCAACAACGAGCAGGCCAATACCGAAAAGCTGGCCGCCGATCTCATCATCAGCCAGAAACGCATGGGCGGCCTGCAGGCGGTGCGCGCGCCGTACTTCCCGGCTAATGCCCTGCTGATCACCCGTCTGGATAACCTGTCGATTTACTGGCAGGAGGACACCCGCCGCCGCTCGGTTATCGACAATCCGAAGCGCGACCGCATCGAGAACTACGAGTCGGTTAACGAGGCGTACGTGGTGGAGGATTACCGCTGCGCCGCGCTGATCGAAAACATCACCATCGGCGACTTTAGCGCGCCTGCTGATGCCGGTGCCGGAGCGTAAACCATGAGCCTGAGTCCCGCACGGCAGCACCGCCTGCGCGTTCAGGCTGAGCAGGCCGCCCGCACGGGCGGCTCTGCCCGGCACGCGAACGGCTACGAGCTGATGCTGATGCAGCTGGGTGAAGACCGCCGCCGCCTCAAGGGCATTCAGTCCAACGTCAAAAAAGCCGAAATCAAGGTAGAAGTGCTGCCGAAATATGCCGCCTGGGTAGACGGCGTGCTGGCCGCCGACGGCGCGCAGCAGGATGACGTGCTGATGTTCGTGATGCTGTGGCGCATTGACGCCGGGGATTATGCCGGAGCGCTGGCCGTTGGCCGCCACGCCCTTAAGCACGGCTGGTCTATGCCGCAGGGGTTTAACCGCAACGTGCAGACCCTGCTGGCCGAAGAGATGGCCGACGCCGCTAAAAATGCCCTAATGGCAGAAAGCGACTTTGATCCTGCCCTGCTGATGCAGACGCTGGAGGCAACCGACGGGCTGGATATGCCGGACCAGTCGCGCGCCCGCCTGCACAAGTCCATCGGCTACGTGCTCACCGGCAGCCAGCCCCAGATGGCCCTGAATCATCTTAAGCAGGCGCTGCAGCTCGACGAGCGCTGCGGCGTGAAAAAAGACATTGAGCAGCTGGAGCGGAAAATCCGCAACGCCAGCTGATAACCGGACGTGCCCACGCGCGGGGCGGCACGGGGTGGCGACAGGCTGAGCCTTATCAAAACCCCGTCCACCGCCCAACCTTTTCAGGAGTATCAAGGCTATGGAATTTGTAGCGCCGCAGAAGGCGACGGGAACGCCGGAAATTATCCCCAACAACTCGTTCTGGCCGGACGTCGATCTGGGGAAGTTCAGAGCCGCAATGCGCGTAGACGGCACCGTGACGCCGGAGCGCTTAAAGCAGGTGGTGCTCACCGCGATGGCGGAGGTCAATACCGAGCTTTATTCATGGCGCGAGCGACAGGAGCTGCGCGGGTTTAACACCCTGGCCGACGTGCCAGCGGAAAAGCTGGCCGGTGAGAGCGTGCGCCTGCATCACTACTTCAACGCGGTGTGGTGCTGGACCCGTGCGGTGCTTAACGAGCGCTACCAGGACTTTGACGCGACCGCCGCTGCGGCGAAGCGCGGCGAGGAGCTGGCCGACACGACCGGCGACCTGTGGCGGGATGCGCGCTGGGCCATCAGCCGCGTGCAGAACCTGCCGCACAGCACCGTGGAGCTTATCTGATGAAAGTGCGTGCGCAGCAGTACGACACGGTGGACGCGATCTGCTGGCGTCACTACGGGCGCACGCAGGGCATGACCGAGCAGGTTATACGGGCGAATCCGGGGCTGTCTGAGCATGGCCCCATCCTGCCGCACGGGCTGGAAGTGGAGCTGCCGGACGTGACAACGACGGCAACCGTGCAGGCCGTCCAGCTTTGGGACTGAAACATGTGGGAAAAAATCAGCACCTTTATCACCTGGTGCGTGGCGGTAGTGATGGCGTGGCTGGGTGGGCTGGATCTGAAGGACGTTTCCACCGTGGCCGGTGTCTTCATCGGCCTGCTGATGGCGCTTATCAGCTGGTACTACAAGCACAAAACCTACCTGCTGCTGGCAAGCGGGCGCATCACGCGGGAGGAGTATGAATCTGCAAACCGTTAAGCGCTGCGCCGTGGGCGTGGTGCTGGCTCTCGCCGCCACGCTGCCCGGCTTTCAGCAGCTGCACACCTCCGTGGAGGGGCTGAAGCTCATCGCGGACTATGAGGGCTGCCGCCTGCAGCCGTACCAGTGCAGCGCTGGCGTCTGGACCGACGGGATCGGCAACACGCGCGGCGTGGTGCCGGGGAAAACCATCACCGAGCGGCAGGCGGCGGGCAACTTCATCACCAACGTGTTACGCGTCGAGGCGGCACTGGCGCGCTGCGTGGCGGTATCAATGCCGCAGCAGGTTTATGACGCGCTGGTGTCGCTGGCGTTCAACGTCGGCACCGGCAACGCCTGCGGCTCGACCATGGTGGCGCTGCTGAAACAGGGGCGATGGCGTGAGGCCTGCGGACAGCTGCCGCGCTGGGTGTACGTCAAAGGCGTATTTAATCAGGGGCTGGATAACCGCCGTCAGCGTGAAATGGCGTGGTGTCTCAGGGGAGCGGGCGCATGAAGCGGGTGCTGCTGGCAGCAGCGCTTGCCCTTCTCATGCTGGCCGCGCTCGGCGTGCAGTCATGGCGGCTCAGCAATGCGCACCACACCATCAGCACGCAGCAGGCGGCGATTGCGGACCAGGGCAAAAAGCTGTCGCAGAAGAACGGCCAGCTGATCGCCCTGAACATTCTTACGCAGACGAACAGCCAGGCGCAGACGCAGCTTTATGCCGCCGCCGAGCAAAACGGCAGGCTGCTGCGCGACCGGCAACGCACCATTGAGGAGCTTAAACGTGAAAATGAAGACCTGCGCCGCTGGGCTGATTCCCCTCTGCCTGATCCTGTTGTCCGGCTGCGCCAGCGACCGGCCCTCGCCGGAGGTGAATCTTACCGTGAGTGGCTGTCCCAAAATCACCCGCTGCCAGCTGGACCCGGCCTCGCCGCGAAGTAACGGCGACCTGAACGCCCTGCTGGATGAAACCGAGGCCGCCTGGGCGGCGTGCGCGGACAAAGTCGATACCATTATCAGCTGTCAGGAAAAAGACGATGAACAAGCCGCAGTCCTTGCGAAGCGCCCTGAATAAAGCCGTGCCCTACGTGGCGGACAATCCCGACCGGCTACACCTGTTCGTGGATAACGGCGCGCTGGTCGCCACATCCGCCGCGTCGATCTCATGGGAATACCGCTACACCCTGAACGTAGTGATTACCGACTTTACCGGCGACCAGAACCTGCTGATGGCCCCGGTAATGTTCTGGCTGCGGCAAAATCAGCCGGACGCCCTGCAGAACCCCGGCGAGCGGGAAAAGCTATTCACCTTTGAGGCCGACATCCTCGGCAATGACCGCTGCGACATCAGCATGAACCTGAAGCTGACCGAGCGGGTGCTGGCGCGGGAGGTAGACGGGAAAATGACGGTCGAGGCCGTACCGGAGCCGGACGTACCGGAGGAGTTCTGGACGGCGCGCCATGGCTGAGCTGCATGAGGTTGACGCCTGGCTGGATGCGCTGCTGGCGCAGCTTGAACCGTCGGCCAGAAAAAGGATGCTGCGCGAGGTCGCGCGCGACGTGCGCCGTATTCAGCAGGCGAATATGACAGCGCAGCGCGCCCCGGACGGCACCGCATGGGAACCCCGCCGCGCCACGGCCCAAACCAAGCCCGGCCGGATCCGGCGCAAGATGTTTGCGAAGCTCAAAACCACAAAATACCTGAAGGCGCAGGCCAGCGCCGATCAGGCCGAAATAGACTTCGCGCCTGCCGTGCAGAAGCTGGCCCGCGTGCATCACTACGGCCTGCGCGACCGGGTAAACCGGCGCGGCACGATGGTCAAATATGCGGAGCGCCCGCTGCTGGGTTTAAATAGCGAGGTTGAAAGCTCAGTGCGCGACATCCTGCTGCGCTGGTTAAATGAAACTTAACTTCATAAACGCCACTTAACTACCTTGCTTAAAGGATGCTTTTTTTTAGCCCATCGAGCTAAATCGCCTGTCATCCCTTTTTCATCGAGAAAAATATCTGCGGTGTATGGACTAATAAAAGGAGCCATTTCACTAATTGGTACATTCAACTTTATCAGCTCTTCCCTGAACTCATAGTTCCAGTTTGCTAGAGCTGCAATTTTAAGCGCCACTGAAGTATTCTTTAATTTATGATAAGTTTTTCTTGCATCGTCAAGCTTGCAACGCTCGCCTAGAGTTACACATTTTATTGCTTCTAGAGGTATGCCCATTGTGTAAATGTCATATTTATTCGTTGAGGTTCTGGTTTTTTTGCAATCACTTAATGCGCGGGCTAAACGCCATTCCTTTTCATAGCGCCACTCTTGTGACTTCAAGCATATTTCTGAAATTGGTAGAGGCTCACCGCTAAGGAAGTAATCCATGTGGAACTTAGGTCTGTTTTCAATATATTCAATTTGAAATGCGCCTTGAAAAAAATCGTGTGTCTCGTCAAACTCAATCACAGCGCCTGAATACTCACATGCATAGTGCGCCCACATCAAATGAGAGCTTTCATTTTTAGTTAAGCACAACATACCTACCGCGCTATCTATTTTCCTTCTTAACTCTCTTGCGTAAATATCGTTGCAGTTGTCGTCAGTAAATTCTGAGGGCAATAAATATTGCTTTATATCTCTGGCTGGAGAAAGAACATCAAAACGCAACTCAATATTACCCTTCATCCCTAAGTGAGGATTATATACTTCAACAGCAAGCTCAAAAGGATCGTTAAAAGCGCCTGGCTGTGTAAGGCGAATACTGCCAGCTAGGATTTTCTCAAGTGTTTCGATGCTGACGTATTTATAAAAAGACATAGCAGACCTGCCTTATAGTGAATTTGTGTAATGCTTCACACAATACCATGTCAATGAATGCTTTCAATTTTGAAGGCATCTTTCATGCATGAACGAAAAACTGACCGAAATCATGCGCCTTATCACCAACCTGATCCGCACCGGCACCGTGTCCGAGGTGGATCCGGTGAACTGGCTGTGCCGGGTGAAAACGGGCGACATCGAAACCAACTGGATTAACTGGCTCACCACGCGCGCCGGCAGCACCCGCACATGGTGGAAACCCACCGTCGGCGAGCAGGTTGTGCTGCTAAGCCTGGGCGGCAATCTCGAAACCGCCTTTGCGCTGCCCGCTATCTATTCCGACGCCTTTCCGCCGCCGGACTACTCAGAAAACGGCGCGACGACCGAGTTTAAGGACGGCGGCTGGTTTCAGTACGAGCCTGAAACCGGCCAGCTGCTGATAAAGAACATCAAAAGCGTGCGCATAGAGGCGGCCGACGGGATCCAGCTCATCACTGAGCAGTTTGGCGTGGATGCTGACCAGACCCGGATCAACAGCGAAACCGTGATGAACGGTGCGGTGACGCAGGGCGGCGGCGGCATGAGTTCAAACGGCGTCGTGGTGCATACCCATCAGCACGGCGGCGTGAAGTCCGGCAGCGATATGTCAGGAGGTCCGCAATGATGTATCTCGGCATGAACCGCGACACCGGCGAGGCGATCACCGACATCGACCATATCCGCCAGAGCGTGCGGGACATCCTGATGACGCCGGAAGGCAGCCGCCTGCAGCGCCGGGATTACGGCTCGCTGCTGTCGGTGCTGATTGACCAGCCGCAGAACGACGTGATCCGCCTGCAGGTGATGGCGGCGGTGTATACCGCGCTAAGCCGCTGGGAGCCGCGCATCAGGCTGAATACCGTCAACATTACCAGCGCCTTTGACGGCTCAATGGTGGTTGAACTGACCGGCCAGCGGGATGACGGCTCGCCGGTTGCCATGTCTGTTTCAACGGGGGTGAACAGTGGCAGTAATTGACCTTTCCCAGCTGCCCGCGCCTGAAGTGATTGAGGTGCCGGACTTTGAAACCCTGCTGACCGAGCGCAAAGAGGCGCTGATCGCGCTCTACCCGACGGATGAGCAGGCGGCGGTGCGCCGCGTGCTGGCGCTGGAATCTGATCCGATGGTGAAGACGTTGCAGGAAAACACCTACCGGGAAATCCTGCTGCGCCAGCGCATCAACGAGGCGGCGCAGGCGGTCATGGTGGCGTACGCGCTCGGCAGCGATCTGGACCAGCTGGCCGCAAGCTATAACGTGCAGCGCCTGACCGTGACCCCGGCTGACCCTGACGCAGTGCCGCCGGTCGATGCCGTGATGGAAACTGATGATGCCCTGCGCGTGCGCGTGCCGGAGGCGTTTGAGGGACTGAGCGTGGCCGGGCCGACGGCGGCCTATGAGTTCCACGCAAAGAGCGCGGACGGCCGCGTGCA